AAACAAATAAAAAACTACAACGTAATGGTTGATAAATATAAAAACTAATGGCAATTGGAGCAACTATACCAGCAAAGTTAATACAACGAATAATTCCGTTGTTAATGAAACAAACTGAACAACTTTCAAAATTTGTATCTGATTTTACAAATAGAATTATGCAACTTAATTCTAAAACGCGTTGCTCTGATCCTAAGATAAAACAATTAAAAACAGATTTAGAAAAAATTTTACAACAAATTAATACAATCAAACAAGGTCTTAACTCAATTAATAATATAGTACCAGTTATAACAACTGTATCTGGTATTGCACAAGCATTGAAAACAATTCAATTGGCCATTCCATCCGTTCCGGGCGTGCCAACAGGGCCTGTAACTGAATTAATCAATACATTTGATAATTTAGGTACAAATGCAAAATCATCTACAAGTTCATTGCAAGGATTAATTGATTCTATTAATACTCGATTAGATATGATTAATAAAACATTGGCCAATGGAATCGATAAATTGTCTTCTATTTGTAATTCTGAAGCATTAGATGTTACTGCAGAAATTGCTGCCGAATTAAACGGATTAAATTATGATGATATTGCGCCAACCAGATTTTATACGGAATTAAATGTTTCTGATGATGACATTCAAACTCGAATTCAACTCATACAAGATTTAATAGAACAACAACTCAATGTTTTACAAAATCTTAAAGAAGCTCCTAGTAAAGTTATTTCAAATACACAATCACCGGCTGCTAGTGTTGGAGATATCGATGATTATTATATAGATACTACTAATCAAGTAATTTATGGCCCAAAAACTGATTCAGGTTGGGGCAGTGGCATAAATATCTAATCAAATTTACATTCATTGATATTTATTAATAAAGTTATCATATGGATTCAAAAACATTAATTAAAGCACTTAAAATAGCCGTACGTGATGTTATTAAAGAAGAATTAACTGAAATACTTCGCGAAGGGTTACAATCTACTATCAATGAGATGAAATCTACATCTCCAACACCGGTTAATCGAGCAACGGGCAAACCAGTGCAACACGCAACAACAAAAAACAAAGTACAATTTCAACGTACGGGGTTCGCAGATATTTTAAATGAAACTCCTTCAATGAAAGAATCATCGCCATCTGTATCTAGTTTTGCAGATATGATGAATGAAAATTATCAAGATTTAAGTTTTACGTCTGCAGATGCACAAGGATTCGGAATGTTACGTACCGGTCAACAACCAGCTGCTCCGCAAGTAATGAATGATCCGGAAACGGGAAAAACATTCGAAGTTGATCCAATTGTAGCAAAAGCAATGAATCGTGATTATTCTGCTTTAATGAAAGCAATTGATAAAAAGAAAGGTAAATAATGGCATATGTATTAGTAACAGATAATGTTGGAAATCAAACACTACAACCATTAGGTGTCGGGTTGAATTTTCAAAATACTGAACTATTTCAGTCTGTTATTAATGTTAATGAACAAGCCACAAACAATTTAAAAAATTTATTACTAACAAAGATTGGAGAACGCGTTGGACAACCGACGTTTGGATGTGATTTATTATACATATTGTTCGAACCTAATATCAATGATATCAAAGATGATATAAAAACCTTTATTACAACGCCTGTTGCATATTGGTTGCCATATATTAATATAATTGATATTGTTATAAACACTGCACAAGACAATCCTAATCTACAACATGATGTAGAAATTAAAATAGTATTTTCAATTGACGAAACTAATATACAAATATTGAATATTGCTACTGATTCAACCGGAACTATTACTACTACAACCGAAAATGGAATTTAAACGTGGAAACAAAAAAAGATATAAATTATTTATCAAAGAATTTTAGTCAATTTAGAACAAATTTAATTGACTTTGCAAAACAGTATTTTCCAAATACATATACAGACTTTGATACTTCATCGCCAGGTAGTATGTTTATCGAAATGGCAGCATACGTTGGAGATGTTTTAAGTTTTCATGCAGACACCAATCTTAAAGAATCATTTTTGCAATATGCATCAGAACGAGAAAATGTTTATGATATTGCTCGAGCATTAGGATATAAACCTAATAATATAGTCCCGGCTTCTGTAAATTTAGATGTATTTCAATTGGTACCTGCAACAGGAACGGGTGTCAATGTAGTTCCAGATTTTAATTATGCATTGTCAATCAAACCTGGAATGATAGCAAAACAAAATAATGGTTCAGCAACATTTCGTACTCTAGATACCATTAATTTCATGTTTTCTTCTTCATATGATCCGACAGAAGTTACAATATATGAAGTAGATAATGCAACCAAATTACCAACATATTATCTTTTAAAGAAATCAGCACGTGCAATTTCTGGAGAATTACGCACACAAACATTTTCATTTTCGACACCAATACCATATGATAAAGTAGTATTAACTGATACGAATATTGCAGAAATTGTTTCTGTTACTGAATCTGATGGAGATAATTGGTATGAAGTTCCATATTTAGCACAAGATACTGTATTTGAATCAGTTCCAAATTTACTTGAGAATGACCCGGAATTATCTGCATATCGTTCTAGTGCACCTAACTTGTTAAAAATGCGTAAAACGGCAAAACGTTTTATTACAAGATTGCGTAGCGATGGCAAATTAGAACTGCAGTTCGGATCCGGCATATCAGATAATAATGATGAAGAAATTGTTCCTAACCCGGACAATGTAGGGAATGGTTTAGCTAATATCAGACGTACAATTGACGTAGACATTGACCCGGCAAATTTTTTATATACGCGCACATATGGCCAAGCTCCAGCAAATACTACATTAACGGTAAACTATGCAATTGCAAATGGTATTTCTGACAACGTAATTGCAAATGTATTAACAGTTTTAGATCGTATAGAATTTCATGATGATATAAATTCATCATTAGGTGCTAGCTTATTAAATTTTATTAAAACTACAATAGCAATTAATAATCCTAATCCTGCTTCTGGCGGTAAATCTTCGGAAACAATAACAGATATTAAAAATAATGCATTAGCTGCATTTTCAACTCAAAATCGTTTAGTTACTAGAGAAGATTATATTATACGTTCATATTCAATGCCGGCAAAATTTGGAAGTGTTGCAAAAGCATATATTGTGCCAGATGATCAAATATCTCAAGAATCATATGAACAAAATAGAATTGCTAATCCATTAGCAATGAACATGTATGTTTTAGGATATAATGAATCTAAACAATTAACACAACTTAATCAAGCCGTAAAAGAAAACCTAAAAACATATTTAAGTCAATATCGAATACTAACGGATGCCGTAAATATTAAAGATGCTTTTATTATCAATATTGGCATTGATTTTGAAATTGCAGTATTACCAAATTATAATAGCAATGAAACATTACTTAAGTGCGTTGATGCAATTCGTTCTTATTTTGATGTTGCAAAATGGCAAATCAATCAGCCTATAATTAAATCTGACATAACTACAACATTGGCCAATATTAAAGGTGTTCAAAGTGTAGTTGGTGTTAAATTTTTAAATTTATTTGATTCAGATTTTGGATATTCTGGCAATACATATGACCTTCAAACTGCAACACGTAATGGTGTAATTTATCCTTCATTAGATCCAAGTATTTTTGAACTTAAATTTCCTAATCAAGATATCCGCGGACGAGTAGTAAGTTATTAAGTTTTGAATATTTATACTAAAAGTATATTATGTTTAGAATATTTTACGCTGAATCTGATGCTACCGTATATGAAGGAGTATCGACTACTAATACTGGATTAGATGAAATACTAGAAATTGGTAAACGTCTAGGCACAGATGGCGAAACTTTACAAAAATCTAGAGCATTAGTTAAATTTGATATGTCGGAAATTACCGACGCGGTATCGAAATATGCCATTAATGTAAATTCTTGCAAATTCATGTTACAATTGTATACAAGTACTGCTAAAAATTTACCTGCCGAATATACATTAGAAGCAAAAATGGTTGCACAGCCATGGATAAATGGTACGGGATATTTAGCATCAACTCCTATAGTATCAAATGGCGTTCAGTGGGCAAAACCATATGCATCTTGGTCTT